AAGTTCGCCAGTAATCGACCCTTCTTTCGCCATCTCCCGATTCGGAGTCTGATCCACAAAGGAACAGACACTGCGTGCACTCTTGAGCTCATGACGCAAATTCTGCATCATCGCTTGTTGAATGTACTGGTTGTAGCTGGCCTCTATACAAATGAGGCGAGGCTTCTCAGCCGTCTTAGGGACGGCCTCCAACCGCGCTGGAACGAACCCCGTTACCGGGGGGCGTAGCGCCAGTGACTCCCAAGTGGCCCTAAAGAATTCAGGGCCCACCAAGGACTCCGCACTATATGAGATGGAACCGAAATCCCATCGACTATTAGTGCCGAATCGTTCTGATACAGCACCCGGGCCATGCCGTCCCTCGAGAGGGGCAGATAAGGCCGAACCGATAACCCGCCCAAAAAGGATCTGGGCAACCATCGGTGCATAGGGATCGAGGCTTGACTTTATGTCAGCTTTCGAGGGGAGGTCAGCATCGAGCTGAACCCACCTTTCGATTGCCGCCTCGACGCGGGCAGGCTCGCAGACTTCGAACACCTTCTTGAAGGTGCGCGAGATCTGACGAATCCACCTAATCGCGTCTATGCTGGGTGATTCACGTAACACACCATCACGCATGAAGATCATATCCCAGAGATCCCGAAGGAACTCAGGGTATGCGCACCGCGACACCCACCCGGTGATTTCCGGGAGGTGTCCGTCTCTCAGACCTGCAATCAAGAGGTCGTCGAGGCGAGGCAGCGCGATCGACACAAAGGGTTCGCCCTCGTGTTCGAATCTTTTACGCAACGTGAGAATATCACGTGATGGGTCGAATCCCAAAGAGGCTCCTGCATCCAGCAGGAAAACCTCTAGGAGATCTACTTGGCTTTTCATCGCTTCCCCTTCCTGGGGTCTAGTGATCCAAGCCATCGTACATCAATGATGGAAGGGCGTTTAAGCCTTCCGGAGAAGAATCACGCTGATTGTGGCGCCGAGCGCGAGCCCGGTCATACCAGTCAGCATGATAATGGAGACGAGAAAAACATTCTCCATTAGTTCTCCCCTGCGATCAGCTTCTTGAGGTTGCTGTTCGTAGACGCAGTCGCCCACGTGAAGAGAGCAGTGGCAAGGGCCTCGGCATCGGCGTCCGTAATCCCCGTGAGGGGACGGTCGACGGTGATCGAGACCATATAGCCCTGCGACGAAACCAGTCCTGTGTAAGGATCGGTAACGTTTTTCTTCGCGTAGAGCCGACCCACGTTCCGACGGCGCTTCGCAGTGCCGCGCGGATCGAGGGTAAGTTCTGTGTTCGCGTCACTGGCCTTGAAGGACCCGACCGACGTACCCGTGAGGATACGAGGGAGAGGTACAGCAGTGCCAGAGACGGTGACGGACTGCGGATCATTGAATGCCACGATGGGCTCCTATCTCAGTGTTCAATTGTCGGGATAAACCCTGTTCAATTGTTGTTTGGTTGTTGTTCAATTGTGTATTCAGTTGAATGTCAGCGGTACCGAGCGAGGCCCAGTGCCACCAGGATCGCAAACTGTTGAGTAGTGATACTCCCCAGCTGCGTACCGAATCCAAATGGAGTTGCCCGACTACGGTTCTTCGAGACCGTGCTGAAGTAAGACCTAGGTCTAACAACAGTATACGATCTCGTAGGCCAGCCCGTCCCGTATTCATTCACGGAGACGATCTCCTCCTCATTCACCTCAGTCAAACAGGTGGTGAAGTAGGCGTAGTCAACGCTGTGTCGCCCAGAAAGCGGCGAGTACACATGCGCGTTAACGATTGAGTTGCCAATATTTGCAGCCCAATCGATGAGCCATGACCACGGCGTCAGTTCCCACACGAGTGAAGGATCATCCACCAAGCCAAGTTGACGTAGAGTATCTTCCGCCTTCTCGACAAACCCATTGCTACGACTATTCGGCTTTACGAGGCTCGAATAGCGTGCACTGAATCTGTAGTCTTCTCTCACGAGAGACTTTGTGGTTGTGGTGAGGTTCCAAGGGTGAGCCAAATCTGGCGACCCACTTATGGTCCTCCAAGTCTCACCGGTGGCCCCAGCGATGGGGTTATCCGATAAGACACGATCCGTAGCTGCCCCAACAGTGGCAGTGGAAGGACCGTCCCACGCACGCTTCCTGCGGTTGCTCTCGGCATAGACCATCCGGTCAAGTCCGATAAACACCCGTATCATGTTAGCGTACTCCGCAATGAGAGGCTGCCAGCCGAACTGAATGTTCAGATACTCCGACCCTGCATACCGCAGGGACCGGGTTTTACTCTGATAATCAAACAGTGCGCGCCGGTAGTTCTTGAGAATGCTAGGTACATCCC